CGGAAGACTCTCCTTGCCTCTTCAAAAATAATCTCCACAACGAGTCCTTCAGTCATAGCAATGGGAAAGATCTTAGAATTAGAAAATATCCCTGTAATGAGCTGAATGAGTCCCTTTACCTCTTGGTATTCATCATCGGTAAATGCTGTATTGTATGATGTGCTACCATCCAGAGGTTTAAAGTATGGGTTCTCTTCTAAGTTATTCTGCTGACTTTTCTCAAGTCCGTGGTCGTTTCGCGACTTATCGCTATGAACGGTCGCACCCTCCGTCAGTGCCCTCTTCGCCTTGAGAGTATCATTAGTTTCATAATCGTGCTTGAGAGCAGTTAGCACATTGTAGTTCTGATATTCCTCCAATAAAATTCTCCCCGATCCGCCAGAATAGACCCTAATATCCTTGATTAAAATATGTAATCCCGTCTCAGCGTCTAATTGGAGACGAGTTGGTGCGTTAGTTGGGTCTTTCTTAATCTTACAGGTTAAATTCAAGTAAGACTGATTCGGCTGAAAGAAGCCGATAGAAGCAGGGAGCTGAAACTCCGCTTTCTGCGATGGAGAGTATTCTAATCCGTGCTGTGCGGGAACAGATATTTTAGTCTGTGAGATTGGGATCTTGTCATCGCTCGTCCAGAATGCCATAATTATACTATGACACAATAAAAAAATAAAAGATAAAAAATTTAAAAAAGTTTAGGATTCCTTATCCAACTTATCCTGATGGACTCGCTTAGAATTACAAGACCTACACAATACATTCCTAATGTATCCTGTTTCGTGATCGTGGTCTAAAGACCTACTATCAGCATTTCTACCCATCGTGAGCTGGACTCCACAATGCTCGCATTCTTCTGTTGTAATAAACCACAGATAGACCGATATCCAATCATCTCCATCGTGTAGTTTCATTTTCTGTTTATTCTTCCAATCATTAATCCTATGACTATGAACGTTATCATAATACCACTGCTCCTTTACAATACTCCACATAATATAAAGTATCATACGAACTAACCTTTAAATAAAGTTAGTGTCTGTCGCTTTTTATTAATTCTGTATCCTATTCAGGGCGGTATTGTAGAAGGTATCATCCTTTTCTATCCCTATGAAATTGCGTCCCATATGCCCGCAGGCGACTCCCATTGAACCGCTTCCCATCGTAGGATCTAAAATTGTATCTCCTTCCTTAGAGAAATATTTCAGTATCCATTCCATCAGTTCCACTGGTTTCTCAGTAGAATGATTCTTTTTAGTAGAACCTATTTTTAGAACAGAGCGAGGCAGAGGAGGGTCGTATCTCGGGCCTGAGTTATCTCCCTTGCTTCTGTATTTAGTTTTTATTGAACCATAATTACACTCATTATCAGTCTCACCATCATAGTCTTCTTCCTTGTATTTAGGCTGATGAGATGATAAATCATACATAGGATTTACCTTGTAAAAAGCATAAATCATTTCGTGAGATTTCAGGGGGATCTTCTTGCTTGTTAGAAATCCAGATGGAGAACTTTTCTCCCATACTAAATCAAAATGAAAAGGACACGCTTTCGGGGCTGATTGTATCAGTTCCACACCGAATTTAGTTGTAGTTGTAAAGAATACAGGTGTTCTCTTCTTTTTCACCCGAAGGATCTCTTTCCATAGTTTTTCTAAATCTATTTTTACATCCCACCAGTTCGCTGTCTGACCATAAGGAAGGTCGCAGAAGATTAAATCTACTGACCTATTAGAGACTTCTTTCAAGAGTTCTAAGCAATCGCCGTGGAGTAATAGAGACATTATACTATACCATAGGAAAATCTTCAAGTGGTTTCGTTGTAAAATATTGAGAGATACTTTCCTTAGAATTATAATTAGTCAGGGAGACCTCGTGCTCTGGATACATTTTATTAATAAATTCTGTAATATAGGATAGCTCCTCCCAGGATTTCATATGGATCTTGTCTTTATTGGGTTTATTATACTTGTCTCCAGCGACCTGATACCCATTAAAGAAATAATTAGGATTGGTCTTAGGAGTCGTTTCAATGGTAAGAGTCCCGTCCTCTTCTTCCACACACTCGGGGATACACTCTATATAATCTACATCAAATCCGAACATATGGATTGTCTTGTATCTGTCTAATGATGCGACCACCGCTGATGTTCCCGAGCACCAGTTCCTAATGAATCTTAGGGTGGATTGTGGGAACTGAACGAGATCTTCAAACAGAAAGACTTTCTCTCTGTCAAGATTCGGTTCTTTCTCTAACATACTTCTTGATACAATATAATATTTACACTTGTCTTCTTTTACGAACTTAATAACTTCTTCGTTCTGGCAGACGACCATATCCACATTAACATAAATGTCTGGATACCAGTGGATTAAGTCCCAGTAGCGAAATGCCATCCCTGTCCCGACTATATCATACTTATCGCGATTAATTTTATTAAATTGAAATCCCTTAAGACTTCCTCCATTCCCGAAAACACAGACTTCCTTGTTCATTTTAAACTACTAAAGATTTTATTTTTATATGTATTCTTGAAAATGTTCTATTACGAATTCATATAAATCTGTCTCTCCCTCCTTTAACGTGTAATTTTCTCCTATATGCTCCGGCCTAATATAGCGACCGCACTCTGACTTAATAAAGGTAGAGACAATAGACTCTCCACAATGATTAGCAATAAAGTTTCGGTCTCTTGTAATAACATAATCTTCCATTTCATCAATCGTGATACGATACTCTCCATCCTTAATCTCTACGCTCAAGGAGGTCTTCCAGATGCTATCCATTTTTAAACTACTACAGATTTTATTTTTATATATGTTCTGTAATAAACTAAATGATTGAAGTTCAACCGATGTCTGTGGATCAGTTAGCGGGAGCGGTAGTTTTATTTCTCGGAGCCGTAGGATCTCTTTTACTCGTTGTATGGCAGAGCAAGTGTCATTGTAAGGTTAATTTATGCTATATCTTTCAGTGTGAGAGGCGTCCCCCTAATGAAGAAGAATTGAAAACATTAGCTAATGAGGCTAAGGATATGAAAGAGAAAACAGACAAGATGATGAAAAAAGAAGAGAAAATACAAGATGATGAGGAGGCTATCCTCCAAGAGGTAAGGAGTCCCAGACTTGTTCCCAAGCGAAAGACCTCTAAGGATCTCTTTTATGAAACTGAACCTGAACCCGAACCAGAAATAGATAAGCTCGTTTAGGATTTTAATTTACGGAACTATTTAAAAATTTATTTCTATATTTATTTATCTAAATGAAGTTGAGCGACCTGTATGAAAATGCTTGGTCGTTAGGTAATCAGAATCATCTTCCTGCTGGAGAACTTCCAGAGCATTATCAGGGAACACCCTACTCATATGATAATTTCAGGGATAATACCCGATGGTATGATGATAGTAATTTCTTCGGTAATCCATTTCAAGAGGAAAGACGTCCCAGAGATTTCTATGAAGAGGATGAAGGGTATGAGGGGTATGACTCCTACAATTCTTATAAAGTATTAGGACTAAAGAGATCCTCTTCGCAAGAGGAAATAAAATTAGCATTTAGACAGAAAGCTCGTGAGACGCATCCCGATAAAGGGGGAGACGCTGAGGAGTTTAAAAAAGTCCGTGAGGCATATGAGTGTCTCATTTCTTAGTTTTCTTTTTCTTATCATAATCTTTCCCGAAGACATCCTTCGGTTTTACCTTCTGATAACGTTCCACTCTATCTGGAACTTTATGCTGACTATTGTCGCACACTCCTGGAGAGCACTCTTTCATTTTAACTGCTGGTTTCGCCTTCTTCTTTCCCGTATATGGCATTTTTTAATTTTATCATAGAAAATAAAATATAAGGGTAAATTATAAATAGTATGAGTCTTATTGTCGCAACAAGTAAGTTAAATGAGAACACCAATCCTATTAATAGTGAGAAACCTTCGTCCTTTACTAACTTTTTCAGGAGCCCGATAGTTATTAAGCCGAACTCCGAGATAGCGGTTGAAAGTGTTAAATTAGACCGCAGTGGAAATATCACCATAGGAAACAGAGATTTCTTCTGCCACTACTGGGGGACTGACCCAGATAGTCAGCCAGAGGACGATGAGTATGCTTACCTAACATCCTTCTCCCGAACTATTCGCCTGAAGCGAGGAACTTATTCTCTGGATTCTTATATCAGTCATATACAGGACAGATTGAACGCTCAGTATGCTGACCCCCGTATCTACAACAATTCAGTTGTTTCTCTTCATACGAACGCTTCTGGATTAGAACAGGGACTCTCTATGAAATTTACAGATAAGGGACTCGCTACAGGAAACGATGAGACAGATCAGTTATCAGCTCATCCTGTATTTAATATCGCGAATCCTGTTGATAGAGAGAATGCCTCTAAGGATCTCCGCATCCAACCCTCTAATAAATTTACTTGGAATGAATCCACAGGAGTCTTCAGTAGAACGGGTGCGGATGGATTAGTTCTCCAGAATGCCTCTTGTGTGGGTCAGCTGACAGGGAGACCATTCGGTCTCAATGATGGTCTATTTGATATTTCAGTTAAGAATGCCTCTGACCGACCATTCGCGGTAGGGTTATCAAGACCACAGATTCAATGGGAAACGCACGAGAGCGAACAGAGAACTGATCCCGATGAAAGAGAAATCCATAATATAGATGAAAATACTTCTCGTAATGAATACGAAGATCTCCAGATATTAGATCATACAGCGGATCAGACGGAAGCTTCTATTGCTGGATCATACGAACTATACGACTATGTATTTATGAAAGATGATGATGATAATGTCACGATATCCCATAGGGTATGGGATGAGGAAGGAGTTGATGAAAACGGACAAGTATCCACTCAGCAGGAGATAGCATACTGGACTTCAGGGGGATTACATCCCTCAATCACCACTAAACTATCATACACCCAATTCAATGGTTCTTGGGATGGAATTAGGTTTAAGGCAGTTGGAGACGAAATTGAATTATATTTTAAACAGAATGGAAAATCTGTCTATGACAAGGTTATTTCATCTACTCTCTCTGCTGATGTTGGTAAAGCATTCAATCCTATTGGAGATACTTCCTATGCTCTCTATCCTATGATAAATTTAGGAACGGGTTCTGTCACCATAACTCAATACGAGTCCATATACACGGGTGATGATGATTCCTACAAGTTTCCCACCTATACAGCGGGAGCAACGGGAGGTTATACTCCTGGGAGCGATATGTTCTCCAATGAAGCTGTCTATGCCTACAATGCTCTCTCTCCAGAAAGAATCCATTTTGATCCTGACCGAACACTCGCCTCAGATGGTCTGGGATCAGCGGCAGAGAGTGCGGATCAATCTGTATGGAAATGGAGTCGCTTTGATATGGAAGATGAAGGGGTCACGACATATACCTATGCGGGGACGAATACCGCTAATAGTGTGGATTGGAAACATATCCTGACTCTCGGCCCGATGGAATATGATAATACTTATTACACTCTTCTACCATCTCAAGAGTGGCCGAATATGGCAACAAGACTCGGTTTCAATGATAGAGTGGATATCGCATCCACCTCTGGAGATGGTTATGTTGTTGGAGACGATACATTAGTTATTACCTTTACATCCCCCTCTGAACTACAGAAAACATCACTCAGCAGTTTCATAAGACTTCCTGGGCTCACCCATAAGTCTTTCAATGGCGGTCAGTCAAGTGTCTCTAAGATTGTGTATCAAGTCCCTCAATTTACTAACGATGGGAGGCAGTTCGGTGCTCTGTATTTCTCTCCTGGCGAAAAGACTTATATAGCACTTAATAACCCAACAGAAATTATGCTGAACTCTCTCCAAGTCCAGATTGTAGATAGCAATGAACGGGAACTGAATTCTCTAACTGGGACAACTCAGGTGGTCTTTCATATCAGGGAGCGATAAATAGGAGTCCTTAATCATTCCTTAATCATATTTAATCATACTTTTTAAAACTTATTTATTTATAATATAATCTAATATACTATATTATAAATGACAGATTATCTCGCTGATGTTGTTATGCCTCCCGAGCCTGAAAGACCTCTTCCACTTACAGATGAAGTAATCCAAGAGCAATTGGATATTGAAGAAAAAGAACAAGCGGAGATGGAGATAACCGAAGAACCTGAGGATGATATCCCTGAGCCCGTTAGGAAACCTAAGATTCCTCAAGAAGAGATGTTTGAACCACCCAGAGTTAAAACAATCTTAGACCCCCAAGGAGATCCTCCAGAACCGAAGGGTAAAAAGACCCGTAAGAAAAGGGGACCCGCCAGTGCCGAACAATTGGAGAGATTAGCGAGAGGACGAGCGAAAGCAGCAGAGAACAGAATCATTAAAAAGAAACTAAAAGAAGAACAGAAGGAGAAGGATAGAGCAGATAAGGAACTGGTTGAGAAATACAGAGAGAGAGAGCGTCTCAAGTTAAAGAAACAATTGGAGACTCCTTTAGATGAAGAACTTCAGGGGAAACCCCAGATCATTGAAAAAGAAAAGATTGTGGAGAAAGGATATAGTCAGGCACAATTAGATGAAGCAGTCCAGAGAGCCGTAGAGCAATCTGTTAATCGTGTAGAGATATTAAGGAAACAGAGAAAGGAAACTAAAAAGAAAGCGGAAGCTAAAGCGAAACACGATGCTGTTGTCTTTCAAGAAGTTAATAGGGCACTGAAAACTTCAGCGTGGGATCATTGTTTTATTTAAATGATAATAAAAATAAATTATCTATACTATATAAATAAAATGGAAGGAAATCCGCCAGTTGTTATCCCAGTGAAAGACCCTGACCCAGTTGCTACCCATCATCCAGATTTACATCCTCATCTCCCTCAGGTGGATGGGTTCGGTGGAGGAGCTCTTGTCCTTCTTGTGTCTCCAGTCCGCACAGGAAAGAGCACATTAATATCTAATATGCTACTGAATGATAAATTTTATGATGCTCAGGATAGATTTGATAATACAACTATTATCAGTAATACAATTGCTAATGATATCACCAGTCGCTTTTTACGGAAAGCATTTGATACACACGATGCCTATGATGATAGTATCATTAATGGGATTGTAGAGCAGCAGAAGAGTTATGATAAAGAAGATCAGCCAGAGATTGCTGTCGTTTTAGATGATTGCCTCGGTTCAATCCGCAGAGAAGCTAAAATCAATCATTTAGCGAGCAGATTCCGTCATTTCAATATTAAATTGTTAGTTATCTCCAGCCAGAACTTCCGTGCGTGTTCTCCTATCATTAGGCAGAATGCGACCAATGTTATTGTGGGAAGTCCTTTTCCTAACCAGAAGGAACTCGGTAAGATGGCTGAGGAATATGGAGACGTATTTGGAGGTGGAGACAATTGGTTAAAAATATATGCTCTGGCTACCCCTAATCGTTATGATTTCCTCCATATGAGCTTTCAGGACAATCCCCCGAGAGCATATCGCAACTTTGAGACTCTTATTGCTGAGGGATCTAACATTTTAAATTCTCCCGAGTAAATTATTTTATTTGTATCATTATAATTATGAGCGACTTCTATGGATCACACGCGGCAGCATTTTCTATCCAGAATCAGTTGGGACGGCAAGCGGCAGACGTTAATGAACTAAGGTCTAATGGTTGGAAAACCCAATCATTAGCATTCAAGACATTAGACCACCAAGAACAAGATAAACAGGATAAAGATCTCAAGACCGATGCTGAGAGCGATGTCGCTAAACTTGACACCGTCTATGGAGTCGCTAAATCAGGAGCAAGGGCGGTGAAAGGAGCGACAACAGTCTTAAAATATGGAGGGACTGTTCGTCAGGCGGGAGCTGTTGCGGGGAAAGCACTTGGAGAGTTCGGTGAAGGAAGTAAGTTATTTGCTACAGAGAGATTCGGTGCTGAGGGTGTCACCGCTGCTAAAGATATCACAGGTGTAGAGGGGATTGTAGCGGGAACATTATTAAAAGGTGGGGGTGAAACATTCGCGAAAGTTGGAACGAAAGCATTCGCTCTGGCTGGGACTGGACTCGCTGTCTATCAGGATTTTGATAACTTTATGGATACGGGAAATATATTCAATGAGAAAGATGCCGCTGGTAATACAGTGAAACAGAATCTTGGGGTGGATATCGGTAATATTGCTACAATTGTCGGAGGAGCATTAGACGTCGCGACAGCATTTACGGGAGGAGCACTCGCTCCTGTCGCCGCTGCCGTTAATTTGTTTGCTGCCGCAGATTCAGCGATCGCTGGGATGGAACAAGACAAGGAAGAAAAAGCAGCAGACGAAAAGGGTATGAAACCAGGAGCAGCTCCCACGACTGTCGCTCCCCAAGCATTCGCCCAGTATGGGATGCTCGCCAACCAGAGTCATAATCCTCTCAATCATATCGGTTAAAAAAATTTGATTGAAAGCATAAAATTTGATTGTAGATTAGAAAAGAAACAATAACATACAAGAACACGTGATACAATGGGTTCAATCGCGAAAGCATACAAGGAGGCGGCAACACTTGGAGAAGAGATACTGATGCTTAGAGAGGAGAACCCTCGCCTGAAGAACGAGAACCAGTTCTACCTGAGGAAGATGAAGAAGATGAAGAAGAAGATGAAGGAGATGGAAGAAGAGTCTAAGGTGGATAAGGAGTTTCAGGAGGAGGTCGTTCAGGAGAACAAGAGACTGGAAGAAGAAGTCAATGATAGAGTTGTAATTGAAGATATCGCTGAATGTTTCGGTAGCGATGAAGGGGATGACTTTGACTGGGAGTGCGAAATTTATGGGATAGTTCAGGAGAACAAGAAACTGAAAGAAGAACTGAAAGCATATGAAAAGAGTGCCCGAAACTCTGGAGAGATTGAACTCAGGCAGGAGGAGGAAATCAAGAAACTGAAATTAGAACTGAAAGCAGCTCAGGAAGTCTCGGTAGTTTATATGAAGAGATACGAACAGAAGGCAGATGAAGAGAGACAGATAGATGAAATCTGTGGCAGAATCAAGTGCGAGGATACTTTGGGGCATCTTATAGGGAAAGTCCCTCGTAAATAAATCATTTAATCCCCTCTTCTCAGCAACTAAATTTTTTATGTAGAAAAATTTGATTGTTGAAAAAAATTTGATTGTTATATACAAGAAATAGTAATAGAAATAGAAAAAGAAAGAAAAAAAGAAAAGAACATAAACGAGAGATGTCTGGCACCGAACTGATTATGGGGATGGAGGAGATCGTTCAGGAGATGTCTGAGCTGAAAGAAGCTCTCGCCCAGAAGTTCTACGACCACTACGACCAGATGAACTACAACAAGTTGAATATCGCCCGAACAGTCGGCCCGAACCTTGGGAGGATGGTAGAACATCTAATCCAGGAGAACAAGAGACTCCAAGAGGAGAACAAGAGTCTCCAAGAGGAGAATGAGGAACTGGAGGATGAGAACGAGAAGCTCACCAAGCAGATACAAGTTATGACAGGGGAATATGAGAAAGAAGAGATGAAACTCCTGGAGGAAGAAGAAGAAACCAAGGAGCTGAAGGAGGAGAACAAGATGATGGCATTCCTTCTCAAGAGGCTGAGGGGGGAGTTGGAGAAGGGGTTTATGGGGGAGATAAAGAAACTAAAAGAAGAGGTTGAGTCTCTTGAGGGGACTCTGGAACAGGCGAAAGAGGTAGCGTATCATTGTGGAGTAGAACTCTTCTGCGACGATGATGAATCAGATGAAGACTAAATTATGATAGATTGAATCTCTTCTTATACGCTGATATATTCTCCCGACGACTTGTAGAGTTTCCCCATAGTATATAATAGGATAGATAACCCGCCCTTGTATAGTCTCCAGTAGAGAGATCTTTTTTATGTCTGCTCCTGTATCTTTTCCTCTGTTCTTTATCTTTTTTGATTGTATAGTCATCAGCGGTCGCCTGACCGAAATAAGTGGTCTTCTTTCTCCCATTGTCCCTTGTAAAGACTGCCATCATTTTCTTTCCCGCTTTATCGCTTTTCTTGATAACAACTGAAACCATTTATAATTCTATTTATATTTTTTAAAATGTCTCCAGAAATAAAATATTTATGATATCATAATTATGAACCAACATTTAGAGATTGTCCCCAGTAATATTACGAGCGATGGAAAACTATCATACAAGAACGGACAACCGACCGTTCAGCTCCTTGTTGGAGCACAGGACAGATTTATTGTCCCAGGGAGTGTGCGACTTGTTGGAGAATTTACCATAAAGAAAAATGATACCATTATCCCACTGGAGAGTGATGGAATCCGTATGAATGAGCGTCTCGGTATCTATTCTGTAATTGATACTCTCTCAATCTTCTCCCAGAGGTCATCCCAGACTATTGAAACAATTAATCACCACAATCGTATGATGAGCTCCTATCTCGGAGTCACTCAGTCCCAGGCTGATTTCGCCTGCCACGCATACGAGACCTCTCTCCGTTTCCCTAACTACAAGGCTCAGCAGTTAGGAGTTGTCACGAACACTCAGGGAGCTAATGCTTCGGGTGGAGACTCTCCTAACTCTTTCTGTATTCCACTTGTCAGCGGTCTATTTTTAGGTCAAGAACCTATTCCGCTCTCTAATGATTGGGGTGTCGGAGGTCTTATGGTGGAGATCCAATTATCTCCAGACCAGAATGTTCTGTTCTCCAATGATAACACTGATACTAATCTCCTTGATGCTTATTATGAACTATCCAATGTTCGCCTCATCTGTGAGGTTCAGACTCCAGGACAAGACTTTCAGCCTCAACCGACCAATACTTTTGTCTATAACTCTATCAGTTCTTACTACAATACTATTAATTCTGCTAATGCTGTCCTCAATTTCAATCTCGGTCTCAAGTCTGTTCTTGGTGCTTTTATGAATGTTGTTCCTGCGGGACATATTAACTCTTGGACTCAGGATGGTCTCGCCACCTTAGGATTCTCCAACAGCGACGGGAGTAAGGCACAGATAGAGCAACTTGTATTCACCCGGGCGGGTCAGCGTGTTCCATTAGAATACAATATTGATACTCTCCAGAAGTCAGTCGCGGGTCGGGACAATGAGACCGCTGATGCTCAGATATGTAGAAACTACCTCAATGCCGTCCAGAATTTCGCTAAGATCTCAAGGACTTCTGTTATCCCTTCGGTGTATCGCAACATAGATTATGATACTGATTTCGCTTCTGCTAAAATTATCGCGGATGGAGGAGATGCTTTCGGTTTAGGAGTCGCATATGACTCTATCAGTAATCAGGGATTAGATTTCAGTCAAGTCCCATTCGGCGTTCAGCTTCAGCTCCGCCTTACCTCAGACCATCCCAATGCGATCTTCTTGTTCGTTCATTCCCGCCAGACAATTGTCAGTGCTCAGGGAAGCATTCAGGTTCTCAAGTAAATAAATCCATATTTCATTTTTTATTTAAAATAATTATATGTAATATTGTATAAATAAATGGAAGGATACGGAAAGGATTCAGCACCAGCACCAGCACCAGAGCCAGCACCAGCACAAGAGTCAGCACCAGCATCAGCACCAATAAAGAAGAAGCGTCCAGCAGTTAAAATGACTGACAAGCAGAAGGGAGACCTTACGAGACATATGAATAAGATGAAAAAGGCTGGGATGTCTCCAGCAGAACAGAAGTCTCATCGTATGAAGATGATGGGACGTATGCGGAAGGGTATGAGCGTCAATAAGGCGATGAAGGATATCAGCAAGTAAATCCATTGAAATTTATATTTTATTTTTAACATTTTATTTTTTTATATGTCAGTCATATAATATGAGTATGTCTGCCGCACCTGAACCACAACCATCGCAATTACCCGACCTCATCAAGATTGGGAGCGTTGCTTCTGATACCGCTATTAATTTACAGACCGATATCTTAGATCCTGTCATTTTCAGTGAGCGGGAAGCAAGATTCGTTTTAGATAACAAGGGGATCTTACATAGTAATTCTCGCATTACATTCTCCACTGATGGGCTCGCTCTCACAGATGAAACTGGGCGAGCATTCTTTCCCGCAGGCGTCGGAGTTCATTCTCTAATCCAGCGAGCAGCTCTCCGCGTCGGAACGAAAACAATCTGCGAGATTGAGGACTACAACCATTTTGCGGCATATGAAACAACATTCCTGCCTCCTGATGCTATTAAAGAGCGTGAGGGTGTTATGAGTGGTCGTATGATGACTATTGCCCCTACTCTAACTGGTCGGGGTCATCCTTACCAGAATGCTTCTAACTCGGCATCGCTTACTGAATCTCTAACTGAAGCGAAATCCATATCTCTTGATAATGGGACTTCTGTCACTCTGTCAGATGTAAATGCGTCATATTGGAGACCGATAAAACAATCTGTTGTCCCAGATGCTTCGCGAGTTGTCTTTGACTACCAGAAGGAAAGCAATAAACCAACTTACTCTGTTCTGCTTGCGGATTTGTTTCCTTTCCTGAAGACCAATCAGCTTCCGCTCTTTATGATGTCAGAGCAGGTCAGTATCCATTTAACTTTTACTGACAGAAAGTCCGATGCTACATCTGAGCGTATCTCCATCACCGAGGGAGCAACACTCGCCAAGGATGCCGCTCTTGTCCGTGGAGACTGCCAGATGATCGCGGATTACATTTTTTATCCACAGGATTTAATGGAGCAGTATCGTCAGGCGAACGCTAATATGT